CTTTTACAAAATGTACATTTGAATACTGCGATACCGATAATGTTTATTTTGAAACAGCCGAAAAACAAATTATATTTGATAGATGTAGATTTAACGGTGCAGGTAGATATTTATCGGGGTACAACCCATCGACCCATACTGATATTAAATACGCAATTCACATTAAACCTGAAGTCGGATTCACGGGGTTATATGTAACTAATTCTTACGGTGAAGAGCTTCAAGGGTTGGTGTATATTGACGGTGGTTATGTGTACGATATTAAAGTTGAAAATAATGTATTGTTTTATTACAACGCTTCATTTGCTAGGTATGCTTTAACATCCACAGCTTCTGTTATAAGAGGTTTGCGTGTATCTGATACTTCATACAACCAAGCAAACGCTCCTATATATTTATCTACTTTAACAACAGAAAGTTACGGAATAGAGCTAGATGCAAGAGTAGATGCAGGGAATAGCGTAGGCGTTAGTACCGCTCCGTTAACAGTTTTTAATCCTTCGACTTCTCGTAAACATTTAGAAGATTCTGGAAGCTTGGGAGACGGTACTGCTGGTACATTTACTTATTCTATAACTGATAGTTTTTCCACTACACTTAACAATGAAGCAGCTGTTACGCAGGTTTATGTTATTACAGCCACATGGCAAGCTACTAACGCTGACACTAGCGGGGCTTACCTGTTCACTGTAACCAAAATGCCGTCGGGTAGTTTTCTTGGTTATAATAACGCAATGTCTTCTACAACTGGATTTAGTGGTGCTCCTACAATATCAACAGCTGGTGTTATATCTGTACCTTTAAATCAATACTTTAGGGGGAGAGTTATTAGAATAGATGCGAACCAAAGTAAGAACTTTTACACTTATTAAATATTACTACAATGAATTACTATAAAATAAAACAGGACGGTATTGCGGATATTAAAGTATCAGATCAACCATTAGAAGGTTATATTCAATTCGAAGTAGGTGATGAACCTAAAGAATTAGAACAAGCGTTATTAAACGAAGTTCAAAAGCGTAAAGATTTAAAAACATCTCAAGAGTATCTTAATGAAACTGATTGGTACTACATTAGAAAGCTTGAAAGAAATGTAGAGGTTCCCGCTGATGTTGTGACTAAAAGAGCAGAGTCCGTTAAGTTTATACAAGACAATACATAATCCCTCTAACCACCTAATGTATGGCAATCACGACTACTCACTCTCGCATGATCGGCGACTTAGACGCCGGCTCAACCTACCTTTCTGGTACAATTGGAACCGCCGCTAACAACGTCGTTCAACTCGATGGAACCGCGAAGCTACCCGCTGTTGATGGATCGCAGTTGACGGGGATAAGCACGGGCGTTTTCTCCGACGTCTTCAGCGCAACTAACTCAGGCAATCAAAGCATCCCAAGCGGTGCGTCGACGGTCGTGACATTCGACACCGAGAACGTAGATCAAGGTAATAACTTCGATTTAGCCAACAACAAGTTCATAGCGCCGTCAGCAGGTACGTATATGTTCTACACTTCTTACGCTGTTTTACACGCGAGCGGGACGGGGACTGACCAGCGTTTAGGTATGTACCATTACAACAGCTCAGATGTACAACAAGACGGTGCGACGCTTAGTAAGACAACGGTGCATGAAGCGGCTCAAAACGGTATGCGTTGCTTCTTTATGGCGACTAACGACTACGTAAACTTACAGTTATATCAAGCTTCTGGAAGCGCTAAAAACCTAGAGCGTTGTCAGTTCTTCGGGTGGAAGCTCGCATAACGTCATGACCGAGCAAATCTCCCACTTCCTCGACACGGCTTTAGCGATCGCTATCGGCGTCTTTGGTTGGATATTTAAGAAGTTCTCTGACCGTTTAGACAAAGACGAAGAACGTCTGACTAAGATCGAGGTTGAACTCGCGACACAACGCGAACGTGACACCGCCGTTGAAAACCGAATGAGCGGGTTAGAGACGACGGTCAAAGAAATTAACGCAAAACTAGATCGCATGATGGAAATGCTAATGAAGAAATAATTATGAAGAAAAGAAAAGGCTTATACGCAAACATTAATCGACGCCGTAAACTCGGTATCAGTCGTCCTAAAAGTAAATCAACCGTCTCTTCGAAGGCGTACGGTAATATGAAGAGAGGCTTTCCGAAGAAATGAGTAGGAAAGGCGTATCACTACGCAAAGAACACAAGTCCAAGAAAGGCGGCTTAACCGCGAAAGGACGGGCGTATTACAACCGTAAGACAGGCTCGAACCTCAAAGCCCCTCAACCGGGCGGAGGCGGTCGTAAGCGGTCGTTCTGTGCGCGCATGAGCGGCGTTAAAGGCCCGATGAAAGACAGTAAAGGAAGACCAACTAGAAAGGCTCTGGCGCTACGTCGTTGGAAATGCTGACCCATGAAGAAACGCGAACAACTAGAAAAACTACAAGTCTTACTCGCTGACGTATACAAGGACTCAATCCTTGAGATGCAAGATACAGGCGAGTACAACGCGGCGCTTTTAAACGGCGCTAGACAACTCCTCAAAGACAACGACGTAATCAGCATCACTGAGAAGACCACTCCTCTCGGTAACCTAGCGGAAGTCCTACCGTTCGATACAACGGACGATGAAAAGGAAATGATACGTCAGTCTAACTAATGGACGTACCTACAGAGCTACGCGACTTCAGGAACTTTGCCTTTATCGCGTGGAAACACCTCGGCCTACCCGACCCTACACCGCTTCAATACGACATCTGTGAGTACCTCCAGAACGGCCCTAAACGATCGGTTATACAGGCGTTTCGAGGCGTCGGTAAATCGTGGCTGTGTTCGGCCTATGTCGTCCATCAGTTGTATCTTAACCCGGCGCTTAACATCCTCGTCGTATCGGCGTCTAAAACGCGTTCTGACGACTTCTCGACGTTCACGTTACGCTTGATCAACGAGCTTGAGATACTATCGCATTTAAAGCCGCGTGACGGACAACGCTTTAGTAAGATCAGCTTTGACGTCGGCCCTGCCCCCGCTTCACACGCACCTTCGGTTAAATCGCTTGGTATAACGTCGCAGTTGACGGGTAGTCGGGCGGACATAATCGTAGCTGATGACATCGAGGTAGCGAACAACTCAGCGACCCAAGGGATGCGCGACAAGCTATCCGACCAAGTCAAAGAGTTTGACGCGATTGTAAAGCCCCTAGACACCTCCAGAATCATCTTTCTCGGTACACCTCAATGCGAGGACTCCATATACACGAAACTGCGAGAACGGGGCTACGAGAGCCGTATATGGCCTTCAGAGTACGTTTCAAGCGATACGAATACCAAAGTATACGAAGAGACCATCTCGCCCTTTCTAGTGGCGTCTACGACGGAATCTAACATCGGGCATACAACCGAGCCGTTACGCTTTACTGATATTGACCTCGAAGAACGGAAGCTTTCCTACGGACGGTCGGGGTACGCGCTTCAGTTCATGCTTAACCCGCGCTTAAGCGACGCTGACAGATACCCGCTCAAGGTGAACGATCTAATCGTCACTGACCTCGACAACGAAGTCGCGTGTGAAAAGTACGTCTGGGCAAGCGGCCCTGAACAAGTAATACCCGATATTCCCAACGTCGGTTTCAGCGGGGATCGTTTTCATCGACCGTTTCAAGCGTTAGGAGATATGGTCGAATACTCAGGCTCCGTCATGGCGATCGACCCGTCGGGACGCGGTAGGGACGAGACTGGATACGCCGTTGTTAAAATGCTTAACGGTTTCCTGTTTGTACATAGTTGTGGCGGTATCCGTGGAGGCTACGGTGAAAACGTTCTTAAACAACTCGCTCTCCTCGCCGCTCGATACAAAGTTAACGAAGTTATCGTCGAATCGAACTTCGGAGACGGTATGTTTAGCGAGCTTTTCAAGCCCGTTATAAACGCCGTTCACCCCGTCACCATGACCGAGGTTCGTCATAACATACAAAAGGAAAAACGTATTATAGACACGATGGAACCCGTTATGAACGCCCATAGGTTAATCGTCGATTTAAGCGTCGTTAAAGACGATTATACCTCCTGTCTTAGCTACCCTATTGAACAGCAGTCTAAGTACACTTTAATACATCAATTAAGCAGGATTACAGCCGAGAAAGGCGCCCTTCTTCAAGACGACAGGTTAGACGCGCTTGCTATCGCAATAGGATATTGGGTAGAGCAAATGGCGTCTAACGCCGACTTGAAGATGAACGATAGAAAGAACGATCTTCTAGACCGGGAGTTGGAGAAATTTATGGAAAACGCTTTCGGTTCTAACCGTCGTCATAACGACGTTTGGTTCTAACGTTATAAACGCGTTATAAACGCGATTTAACAAAGACACGTAGTGGCTTTTAAAGCGAGGTTATAAACGATGTTTTATAGATTACGATCAAGGCGTCTCGGTTATAATCGGTTCGATGACATCGAATTTTCAAACGCGTTATATACGCTATCGCTTACAACGTAATTATAACGCCATTTTCAAACTGTCAATACTAAACTTTATGCACATCTCGTAAACCCATGAATATCAACGATCAAACAGACGCACTTTTATTTGAACTTCAAAACGTCGTGAATCGCTTTAAAGACGAATATGACCTTAACCACGCCACCATAGTCGGCGCTTTAGAGGTCATGAAACTCGATTATCTCACCGATCAAGGCGACGTTGACTTCGAATGTGATTGCGACCTTCAAGACGAGATCGATGACGAACAAGAGTTCTAACGACGACAACGTACTGTCCGGCGACTCGCAGATCAAAGCCAACGCTGCCTTCGCGATTAAGGTCGTTCTGGGCGTCGCTACAGCCGTCTGGTCGTACTCCGTCATAGTCAACCGCATAAGCGCCCTTGAACTCGAATTAATACGCCTTAAGAGCGATGTCGAGATGAACAGCGAGTTCCGTGTTAAATGGCCAAGAGGCGAACTAGGCGCGCTTCCCGCTGATGCCGAACAGAACCTGCGTCTTAAGTTCGTTGAAGGCGACCTCGACAAAGTCAAAGTACAGGTCGATAAGATACGGTTTAAAGACGGGCTTGATTAAACAGGCGTCCACAGCGGCGTCCACAGCGCGTTTAAAACGGCGTTTAAAGCGCGGTTCAAAAGGTTTCGGTATAAAAATGTGAGGGGGTATACGTTATGGAGCCGTGCGATTTTTACCCCGTTGGGGTCTGTGTTTTTTATGCAGGGGGCACGACTTGGTCACTAGATGTTTCATAAGTCTTTGATATTCAACGCATCTAACTGGATATAATATCCAAAGCGAGCGGGCAAAGCGTATAAAACGATAGGGTAAGAGTCTTTAATCGCGTTGTAAGTCGCTGATATTCAACAGCTTATGCCTGTGTATTTGAGTGTATCGTCGTTTTTTATCGCGTTTCAATCGCGTCTACTGATCATTTTCTATCCACCTGTATAAATCTTATCCACCGCTTTGAACGCGATCACCTCGCATTGTATAAATCCTTATCGTTTTTTGTCGCGTTTCAAACTTG